GATTTGTAGGAGATGACTATTACGACAAAAGATTTGAAAAAGACATGCTCAGCACAAGGATTTTTGATGCTGATAGAGGTATCTGGATACCTAACGAGGAGTACCACAAAAACGGATTGATTTACCATGCCTTGATTCACAAAGACGAGGTGTCTGATACCTATGCAAAGAGATTCAAGGAGATGTCTATAGGTGACCCCAAGGCAGAGCTAAAATGCTGGATGGAGGACAAAAAGTACAGTTTTGTAAGACCCAAGGACAAGAGCGTTAAGTTCAATACATATGTTTAAAAACAGTAAGAAATACTCCCCGGCTGCTGAGCACTATCTCGAGTACGGTTTCTACACAGATGCCATACCCGGGACTAAGGAGTATTATGATTACTGGGATGAAGAAAAAAGACGATGCTTGCAGGGATACGAAGACATAACAGGGTACCACTATTTCTACCTAAACTACTGCCCTATCGACAGAGTCGTAGACGAGTTCCTGGAAGATGGTACCAAGATCGCCCGAAGAGAAAGAACATTTCCTGCCTTCTACGACGGAGATTACGAGTATTTTCACGCCATAGACAAATGCCGACGAGAAAATAAACACATGGTTGTGCTTAAGGCGCGGCGTAAGGGTTTCTCGTACAAAGCAGGTAGTATGCTAGCACGCAACTACTTCCTAATGCGTAACTCTAAAAACTATGTATTTGCATCACAAAAGGAATACTTGATCGGGGATGGACTCTTATCTAAAGCATGGGACTTTCTATCATTCATTGATGATAACACAGCCTGGACACAACCACGTCTGCGCGATAGAGAAATGCATAAGCAGTCTGGGTATAAGAAAAATGTCAATGGTGCAGACGTAGAACTTGGGATGAAATCACAGATTATCGGGGTGTCTCTGAAAGATGCCCCAGATAAAGTACGTGGTAAAGCAGGTGACTTAATCTTTTTTGAAGAAGCTGGTTCATTTGGGGGACTACTCAAAGCATGGGAAGTTGCTATGCCTACAATGCGTCAAGGCTCTAAGACTCTTGGGACCATGGTAGCATTTGGTACAGGCGGGGAAGAAGGAGTTGGGTTTGATGGGATGGAGGCGTTATTCTATCACCCTGAATCCTATGATTGCATGGCATTTGACAATGAGTGGGATGCAGGTGCTATGGGAACTAAATGTGGTTACTTTGTCCCTATATATCAAAACCTAGATGGGTTTATAGATGAGAATGGTAACTCCCTAAAAGAAGAAGCAATAAAGCATGAAGAGGAACAACGTGAGAAGAAGAAAGGTGCGAACGACCCAAAAGCACTTGACCAGTACACGGCGGAGCACCCCTTTACACCGCAAGAAGCAACCCTCCAGGTTACAGCGAATTTGTTCGATGTTACGTCGCTTAAAGAACAGTATAACAAAATAAAAGCCCATGGACTTGAGTCGCAAGGAACAGCAGGAGTCATGTACTACAACAAGGATGGAAAAGTATCATTCAGAGCAGCTGGGGAAGTATCTCCGGTTTATAAGTTCCCTCACAGAAAGGGAGACAAAACAGAAGGGGCAGTAGTCATCTATGAGTCCCCGTACAGAACAAAAGAAGAGGAAGTACCTCACAATCTGTACTTGATATGCCATGACCCTTACGCACAAGAGAAGTCTGGGAGTAATGAATCTCTTGGGGCTGCGTATGTAATTAAACGACCCAACAACTTATCAAAGCCTGACGATATAATTGTAGCAAGCTATGTTGGTAGACCACAAACACAGGATGAGTACAACCGCAATCTATTTATGCTCGCGGAATACTACAACGCCAAGATCGGATTCGAGAATGATCGTGGTGAGCTTATTGCTTACGCAAAAAGATATCGCAAACTACATAAGTTACAAGAGGAGTTTGAGATGTTGGATAAGCGAGATCTAAGATCTAAGACAGTCAGGAGACAGTATGGGATGCATATGACTGAGCAGCGTAAAAGACAAGGAGAACTTTACATACGAGACTGGTTGGTTACACCTCGAGCTACAGATGAGGATGGGAATGTTAAACTCAATCTTCACACCATATATGACCCAGCCCTACTGCAAGAACTTATTAAGTTTAATCATAAGGGTAACTTCGATAGAGTTATGGCGCTTATGGTGGGGATGTATCACACACGAGAGTTATATAATAGAGAGGTAGTAGAAATTTTAAGTGATAGGTCTGCAGACGAATGGTTTGATACTATTTATCAATAATTTAGCAAGGATGTACGGACAGGCACAGAACATACCTAGGCAGCGTATCCCATTGTCTCAGAAGAGTAAGAAGTGGAGAGAAGACTGCGTAGAAGCATATATAAATCTTTCAAAGTTTGGGGTAAGTGAGAGGCGCTCTTACCTCAAATCTTTGTACGATTACTACAACGGGGTTATTGATGAGCAAGACTATAGATACGTGCTTAAACCATATGGGAAGACACGTAACAACTTCCCATCCAAGCTTCGTAACTACCCAATCATCAAACCTATCGTTGACTTGCTGCTTGGGGAAAAGGCTAAGCGTCCGCTGAACTATACAGTTACTGTAAAGAACTCAGACTCAGCCTCTATCAAGCAAGAAGAGAAGAATAAGAAGCTGCTCGAACTTGCAAGTCAACTCTTCATGCAACAAATTAGACCTGAAGAAATGCAAGGGGATCAAGCTCCTCAACCCCCTAAGCAATTGATGGAGGAGTTTGAGCGTAGCTATGTAGATCGTAGAGCTCTTAAAGGACAATCTGCATTGAACTACATCATGCAGAATGAGGAGATGAAGCATAAGTTTCAGAAAGGGTTCTTTCACTATCTCGTTGCTGGGGAAGTATACTCACACAAAGGTGTGATACGAAATGAACCATTTTATCATGTTCTCAACCCACTTGACATTGACTATGACAAAGATCCAGATCTTGAGTTTGTAGAAGATGGGGATTGGGCCATGGTACGCAAATACGCACACGCATCCACAGTCATAGATACATTTGGGGAGTATTTGACAGATGAACAAATACTAGAACTAGAAAACCCACAACAAGCATCTGCAGATTCATACTTGCTGTACAGAGCTGAAGCTACAGGTAGTGATGAGAACATCTATCGCAACAGACTTGTAGAATGCATTACGGTGTACTGGAAAAGCCGTAAGCGCATTGGGTTTCTGCAATATCCTGACCCCATGACTGGGGTAATGGAGGAGATGATTGTGGAAGAAGGATTTAGACTTCCTAGAGAAATGAGGGAAGGTGGTGCTACTGTTCGATATGAATGGGTGAATGAAGTATGGGAGGGTACACGTATTGATGGGAGATTCTTCATCAATATAAACCCACTGTCCAACCAACGTACATCACTAGACAACCCATCACGCTGTAAGCTCCCAATCAACGGACGGAAGTATTCAGATATTAACTCTGATAACATCTCCCTCGTATCTCTAGGTATCCCATATCAACTTAACTACAATATATTCAAGTACCGCATGGAACTTGCTATCGCACGAAGCAAAGACATTATTGCTCAGTTCGATATCAACATGATCCCAAAGAAGTGGGATATGGACAAGTTCATGTACTTCGTAGAAGGTACTGGTATTGCTTGGGTTGATTACAACAAAGAAGGTATTCAACTTTCACCACAGCATCAGTCAGTACTGGATATGTCTATTAAGACTATTGATCAGTATCTGGCACTGCTTGATTCTATCATGCAGGAGTGGGAGAAGATATCTGGAGTAAATAGACAACGTCAAGGAGGTATAGGTCCCTATGAAGGAAAAGCAGCATCGCAACAAGCAATTGTTCAGTCTTCGCACATTACTGAAGATCTTTTTCGCAAATACGCAAGATTTGAACAGCGTGAACTCCAAGGCCTTATGGATTATTCTAAAGAGGCTTGGGTTAACGGGAAGAAGGGGATGTATGTCATGCCCGACAATACCGTAGAAACACTCGATATAGAATCACTCGAACATATGGAGAGTGAGTACGGGGTATTTGTATCTGATGCAGGTAGAGACCAAGATAAGCTTGAACAAGCAAGAGCTCTCAGCCAAGCCATGGTACAGAATGGGGTACCCGCAAGTGCAGTACTTGATATGTTTGATACAGAGAACTTTATCGGTCTTAAGGATAAAATTCAGAAAGCTGAAGCTGCACAGAAGGAGCTTGAAAGGGCACAGCAAGAAGCACAGCAGAAGATGCAAGAGCAGCAGATGCAGATGCAACAACAACAGCTTGAACAAGAGAGGCTTGAGAAGGATAAAGATCGTCAAGTTGAGATAGAGAAAGCATTGATTGCTGCAGAAGCTAAAGACTCTACAAATAAGCTTCAGCTTGATATGGAGAAGATGATACGAGACTTTGAGATAAAAGAGAAAGAGATACAGCTCAAAGAACGTGCTCTTGACAAAGAGGGTGATACTGAACCTGACGGAGTATGACAAACACTCAGCGTAGACAGATTGTAGATGAGGCAAAGTCTAGAGGCTATCAAGGTAGCTATGTAGACTTATTTCGTCAAGCTGCACTTAACGTTGATGATGTTGTACAGGCTAGTACACAAGCAGGAATGGATGGGTTAAGACCAGCCCATCAAGCCGGGAATACGGATGCATCTATGGCTTTCACGGACGTGCCTCCTAATACCCCATTCAACACAGTCGGGATGAAGGCCCCGATAGATATAAAGAAGTACGATGAGCAGGGACATCTAGTAAAATCCTATGAGTCCGTACCTCCCGGCATACAATCTTTAAATACAGGACCTAGCCATGGTACTGTAGTAGAAACTCCTGCGCGTATGCAGGGGGGTGGGAAGATAGATGAATCTACAGCCACACCCGAGGCTTACAGAAAAGCACAAAAAGAGTCAAGCGTAAAACAATACAAAGAGACACCAACAGAGCTTCTAGTAAGAAGATTGAAGGAGCAGAATAGCAAAGAAGACAGCACCTTTGAAAACTTTATAGAAGCATTTGATCCTACTGGTGTTTCGTCTTGGGATGACGCTTACAGGGCTATTACAGCTATAAGGGGCGGGAAAGCAATAGACTTTGATAAAGCCTTAGATATATATGGAGCAATACCTCTTGCAGGCAAAACTAAGCCTGTACTCAACTTTGCTAAAAAAAGTCTTAAGCCCCTAAAGCACTATGGGACTAACGCATACAATTACGTGCGGAAGAACTACGGTAACATTATAAATAGATCTGACGCTATAGAAGACGAGACTGGATTTCTAGATAAGTTTCAGGAGGGTGGGGAGATAGATGAATCACTTGATGCTGCAACACTAGAGCGATATCTAGCAGATACTCGTGGACAAACTCCACAGTTTTGGAAGGCAACTGCAGATACTCTTGCATTCCACGAGTCAGGGCCTCATCAACGTATGGACCCAAAAGCTGTACAGACAGGTGGTGGGCCTGGGAGAGGATTGTTGCAGTTTGAACCTGAAGCATTTAATACTGCAAAGGTTAGGTATAAACAGATAGCTGAGCTTAGGGGTCTACAACCAGATCCTGAGATAATGAAGGCTACAAGCGCAGATCAATTAAGTGCTGATCAGCAGTATGCACTGTTCTACTCAGATATGATACAGGGTAAAGTTAAACTTAGTGACTACGCACAAGGTAAACTACCACTAGTTGATCTATGGCTGCAAGGACACAAGAAAGTTGAAGCTCACGGAGATAGAGAATCCTTTGAAGAATCTAGGCAAGCAGCTAAGAAAGAGCTTAAAAACTATGGCCTAAGACTTGGGGGAGTGAGATATAATAATAGCAGATATAAAAGATAATTTTATATTTGCACCGACCAGAACACTAAATACATTTGCACAATGTCAGACCCAAACAACAAATTAGATTTAAACGCAATAAGCTTCGATGATGTAATCGGAGATGGAGCTCCAGGGCTCGATAGTGTTGAAGAACAGGAACCTCAAGAAGTTGAGGAAACTGAAGACTTTGAAAACGAACTAGACGAAGACGCACGTGAGCGTGGTGATGAAGATCACGAAGATTACGTAGATGAAGACTACGATCAAGATCAAGACAATAATGCTATTGAAGATGAGCTTGATGAAGACGATGAAGAATCAGATTCTGATCTAACCATTGCTGACCAGATTTCAGATATACTTGGTTTTGAACTTGATGCTAAGTATGATGATACCGTCGAAGGTCTAACAGAATATGTACGAGATATCTCTCAAGAGGTAGCTGAAGAACAACTTCAACAGTTGTTTGGGCAGTACCCAGAGATACAGCAGCATCTTGATTATTTGCTTGCTGGGGGAGATTCTCAAAAGTTCTTTGAGGCATATAACCCATCGGCAGACTTCGACAACTTTACGTTGACAGAAGCAGATTCAATGTCGCAGAAAGTTATTCTGCAGCAGTACTTCCAACTCAAAGGTCATGATGACCAGTTTATTCAAGAGATGTTGGAGGATTATGAAGATTCTGGTAAGCTGTACTCTAAAGCAAAAATTGCTAAGGAATCTCTTGCGCAGGTGCAAAAGCAACAGCGTGAAGAGATGTTCAAACAGCAACAAGCTCAGTTTGAACAGCAAGAACGTGAACGTGAAGAGTTCTGGGATGGTGTAGCTGATATTATTGAAGGTGGTAATGAATTTGCAGGGGTACGTATCCCTGACAGAGACAAAGCCAACTTCTTCAACTACATCTCTTCTCCGGTGGATGACTCAGGTAGAACTCAACGTGATATTGATTACTCTGAAGCTGACATGGATATCAAACTTGCAATTGATTATCTCATGTTCAGTGGGTTC